CATTGAAAATGCCAATGTTGGTGACGCCGAATAGGTAACAGCAGTAGTCCACAAACACTTTGGTGCCTTCACGCTTTTGGGCGTGTACAGCGTCCTTGTTGCCGGTATAAGGGCGGCTAGTCATTGTCTCTTTGTTCCTTATCTTTCAAGCCGTTACTGGCAAGGATTCCTGATAGGGCGCCAGTAAGAAACAACATCATTGGGCTGAGTAACGACCAGGCTGACTCATCGTTAGGTGACACGTCTAATGGCTGTACTACAAACAGCAGGCCGTAAAGCAGAGCTGCAGTCGAACCTAGAAAAGCAACGGCTAAAGCAATGCCAACGATGAGAATTAGTCGGGCTTTAATTTCGCTGTTGGTTAATCGTTTCATGGTAGGCACCTGGGTGCTGTTGGTTTCGTTTCGCAGGTGTCACGGGTTCTGTCGCTACAACTAGTAACAACAAACATTAGGGCCACAGCCAAAAGCGCAACAATGCCTAGCGTTTTCATGATCTCGGATTATTGCTGTAATAAACGCCTTCAATCACCCATGCTTCATATTCTTCATCTGTCATGGTGCGTTCAATTTCGTCGACTTGAATGTAAACGGCGTTCTGTGGGTATAGGGCTTTATATTCGTCAATAGTCATGTTTAGTACCTGTATCCGTAAACGTAAATTGTTCCACCTGTCATTGTTGACGATGTGACACCAACAGTAAAAGCCGTGTAACTAGTTGTATTGTCTAAAATTCCCGAACCAACAGCGGCAGAACCTGCAATGCCATCTGCGTAAGTGCCAGAGATTATGGTGTTCTTACTTAAAAAAGGATTCAACACATCGTAAACGCCTGCCATGCCTATAGTGGTGCCAGGGCCTAAACGATTCCAACTAGAACCATTATTTGTAGTAATTCCTGAAAAAGCGCCAGTTGAATAAATAACGCCAGCTGCACCCCAATAATATCCTGTGGTCGTTGACCCAAGTTGCAAAGTCATGTAAGGGCCACCTGCGGCAATTGAGTTGGCTTGAACAATAATTCGGTAGTGATCATATTGGGAACTAAACGCCCCAGTGACTGTCACGCTTGAAACAGCAGAACCGATGGATTGAGTTTTAACAAGCCACAAACCCACAGCGTTCATGTCTGTCGAGTAGAGAATATCTCCATTAGCAAAAACTGGGTATGACATCAGTGGTTCTCTTTCATGTGTTTACCAACCTAAATAGTTTTCGCCTAGAACACCCATTGGGGTGCCGATCACAAACATATCGTAATAAGCGAATGGGCTGGCGTAAACCGTGAAGGTGGTTCGTTCGGGTGTTAAGTCAATGTGAACGCCTTCTAGGCGTATCAGTTCGGTTGTTTCAACTGCGGCACCAGGCACCAAATATTTCAGATTGTAAGTAAATGCGCCTTGAGTTTTGTACAAGTCAAGCCAGGTGGCCATCAAGGCACTGTTGTTTGTTAGGTCATCAAAACTAAAAACGTATCTTTGGGTAGTTGGGTCTCCCTGGTATAGGGCACGGAATTGGGCAAGTGTGCCAGCAGGTACAGCACCGATGTTGTTGCTTTGCACGTTCTCTGAATATTTGCCGTAAAGATTGGCGCTGACGTTGTTTGTGTAAGTAGCTGTGCCTGCCCCATAGTTCACTTCGACGTTGTTAATCATTGACTGGCCGGCACGGATACGGTCAAAGGTTTGGTAGCCCAAAACGCTGGCTGATGGTGTGCGGCCAAATTCTGCGTGGGTGGACATGACTAAAGTTCGGCGTGGGTTTAGTTGGAACGTTTGCCCGAACATGGCACAGCTGCCGTTTTCCGTTATTTGACTGATCTGAATAAAGTTAACGCAAGAGTCAACCACTGTGTATATGGCGCCGTTACTGTCGCCGACTGTTGAACCAACAGACATATCTGGCGGTAAAGGCCCACCCAAAGCACTTGCTAAACGGGCGACTTGTTGGCAAGTCGTATTTGACCCAATGACGGTGCTATTGCCTAACACCCGTGCAGCACGGGCCAGCCAGTCAATGCAAGTAATGGTGGCAGTCGACAAACCTACATTGCCTGGGTAGTCCGTGAATTGGATTTCGTCTACCCAATACTTTTGGTTCCAGGCTTTGGTTGCGCCTTCCATGTAATACAGGTCTACACGGTCATTTAAAGTAAAAGCTGCTGCTTCATTAGCTTGGTTTTTAATGGTGATAGTTAGAGCAGAACCTGAAAAATAGTCTTTGTATGATTGACGCAAATACATGTAATTTGCTGACAGAACGCTGGTTGTAAAAGTTACGCCTGTTGTGTCGTTTTTGAATACCCACGGTATTTTTGCCATTACATGCCCCTGGTATTAAGCGGCACGTTTCCGTTTAGGCGCACATACTTTTGTAATGCTCTAACAACTTCTTGTGGGTTGGCGCTAGTGACGTTCACGTTAATTGTGTTGCCACCCATGCCACCACCGGCACGGTTTAGCGGTATGACTGCCTCAGGGCCCCGTTCACCGATCATTGCCAGGGTCGGGCCTGTCACAATTCCCCCGTCACCTAACACCGGTATGTCTGGCACTTCAAATGATTTACCGCCTATACCTAGTGGCACCCAACTGGGGACAGTAAAACCTAAAGCGCCTACGGTTGAGTTCCACAATTCAGCTATGCCATTAAAAACAGTTTTGAACGGCTGATATATCGAGTCAGCTATAGCGCCAAAAGTGTCAACGGTAAAGCCAATGATGGTTTTAAATATGCTAATTATGTTGTCTTTAAATTTGACTACGGCAGCAATTGCTAAGCCAAAGGGGCCAGCAAGAATGGCAAGCAATAACGGCCAGTTGTTTACAACCCAACCAAATCCTTCTTTAATTTTGTTCCATAAAAATTCGGCAGATATTTTGACGCCTTCAATTGCGTCACCCAAAAACCCAAATTTGGCTTCTAACACAATGATGGCGGCAATGATGGCCAAGATAACGCCAACACCCAATGCCGCATAAAGGGCATATGTTGAAATGGTCATAATGGCTTGCGCCGCCGCAACAATGGCTAAGACAGCGGCGTGGGCCGCCATGGCGCCGTTAGTAATAAGAATGACTGCACCAATACCTGCGATAGCAGTACCGATGGCCACAATCTTGCCAGTGTTCTTTGACGCCCAATCTGAGATTGACACAAAGGCTGGCATGAGTTCTTCGACAATTGGCAGGACTGCTTCACCAATGGATTCTTTAACTTCGTCCATTCGGATTTTGAGGCCTTCCATGCGGCCTGCTGTTGTGTCTGCAGCTGCTGCCGCCTGGCCACCAAAGGTTTCACTTAAAGCTTTAAAGACTTCGCCGGTCGTGGCGCCTTCTTCAATCAACGTTGCTAACGCTGGGTCAAGTTTCTTCAGTGGCCCCATAACGCCATTAAACGCTTTGCCTAACGCTTCAGAGACACTGCCCAAATCTTTAGAAGTTCCGGCTGATATATCTAACGCAAGGTTTAACAGGCTTTGGGCTTGTGTTACATCGCCCGTAGCTCTGACCAGGTTCCCAAAGGCTGGGCGCAGTTGGTCATCGGCAACAGATACTGCAAAAGAAGTTTTGGTGATGAAATCTTCAATTGAGTCAACTTGTTTGTCGGTTGCTCCAGTGACATTTTTAAGTGTTGTCGCCAAAGCCGTAGCCGACTTTTCATCTTCGGCAAACGCTTTGACTGCGTCAAATGCGGCATAGGTGAGAACACCTAAAGCGGCAGCTGCAGGCATGGCGGCTTTTTGTAAAACAAACTGGGCTTTTTGTCCTGCCGTTTCTAGTTTCTGAAATTCTCTAACTGCTTTGTCAATGCCTTTTGCGTTAAATTCTGAAACTATGGGAATTGAAATAGCCATCAGATCACCTTCATATGTTTGTTGACGCTGGCCATGATTTCTTCAATTAACTTTCGCATGTTTGCTTGTAGTTCGTCATCGGCCCGTTCGTATGACTTCCACATAACACGGCTGGGGCTACCAAACCTTGCGCCCAATACGGTAATCATTTGCTCGCCACGTTGTGTTTTGGCACGGCCTGACAAGTCAAATAGTGCGGCGCTTTTGCTGTTCCATTTCAAACCGAAAGTGTTGGCTTTGGTTTTTTTGCCTGACACCCACGGCTTAATCAGTTTGGCTTGTTTGGCACCGTCCCACGGCAACAACGCTGTGGCTTCATCTTGCGCCCTACTAAAAAAGTCACGCTGGGTGCCACGACCTACAAGGCGTGAAGTCTGTCCTTTGGCTTGTGCTGCAGCTTGTCCACCAACGCTGTAGCCACGCTTCCAACCAGACATTGGGGGGCTAGTCGGCAAATGGGCTTGTGCGTCTTTAACAATCGGGGCGACAATGGCGGCGTACTGCCTAGTGATTTCACGGCGGTAAGTTTTGTCAACACCGTTTAGGTAGGCCAGCGCTTCTTTAACCCCAGTCACTTCTATTGTTGCGCTAACGCCCATAGTTACTTTCGGCTTTCGTTGATGACCTTAATGACTGTCGCTAAGTCGTTGGTATCAAACTCTACTTGTTGCGGCCAGTACCCTGTCGCTACTAGAACTTGTGCTAGTGCGTATCGGTAGGTACTGGCAAAGTAGGGCGGTCTGTGTCCTGGTTAACTACTTCGAGCACTACCAGCTTCTTAATGAAATCGTCAAGCACCACCGGCACAACAACGTTGTGTTGTTGACATGCCTGGTGGGCTAGATATGCCAAATCTTCAATGCCGATACCGCTGGCCATGTCGCTGGCTTTGCGTTTGAATTTGCGTTCCCACGAAACAATGGTGAAAAGGTTGGTGCTTACTTCTACAGGGCCATCGCCCTGATCGACTCTAAGTGTTAGTTGCATGTCGGGCCTTTGCTGTTGTGGTTGCTAAATCAAGAAATAACGGTGGTAAGAACGCCACCTTGAAAGGTAACTGAAATGGTGCTTAATTCGCCCATAGTTGCGTCAATCACTGGTAATTCAGCCAGGAACGCCCCCACTAATTCAAATCGGGGTTCCGTCGGGCTGGCTGTCGTTAAGCCTGCAACCGTGTTTGAAACCTTGACAGTTGTGGTGGTGCCAACAAGAGCTGCAAGTGTTGCGTAAGTTTCGCTGGCCGCATACGACATGTAGAGCTCTAGCGTGATTTCTTGATTGTATAAACCTGAGACAAACACACGGCTGGTGCCACCAAAGGCAGTTGCTTCTAGTGCGTCTACACGGTTGGTGACCATGGCGCTGGTGCATTGGTCGGTCAATGAAACGCTGTTGACCATTACGCCTGGGTTAGAAAGATATGTCGAAGTGGGCATGGGTTAGTCCTTCTTTGTGTGTGCTTTAGTTTTAGCAGATTTTGGGGCTCGGCTGTCGCTAGGTACTTCATCAGACTTGATAAAGCCGTGCGCTAGTAATGCTTCAATGTTCGTGCCGGCGCCAGGCACAAATTCTGCGCCTACAGTGCCAATACGTTCGCTAATAATTGTGTATTTCATGTTCACCCTGTCTGTGCTTGCATGTCAATGGATAAGTCATAAGCTGCAAAAGTCTGGCCACCAACAGGTATGTAACCAGGGCGCCCAGATTTAACGGCCACATTCTTTGCTAGAACCTGCGCACACATGCTTAAAACGTTGCGTAAGCCGTCAAGATTGCCTGGCCCTAGTGTCACTACTTTTACCGAAAAATTCATGGTGACGATGTTGTAGTTAAAGGCGTCAAAACTGGGTGCGTCAATAAACACGCATGGTGGGTTGATCTTTTCAGGGTCAAACACCACACGCAAACCAGTGATGGTTGCCAGCGTTGTCGCCAAATCATCTATGGCTTCATTGAACAGGTCGGTGTAAACAGTCATCACGCAACCGCTGGCCGTGGGATACCGGCTAACTGTTTGATTAACGGCGACAGGCCTGACACTGCAGCTGTGCCCATGTCGCTAAAACTTGCGAATTGGTCTATGGCGCCACGTTGTCTGTAAATCGAGCCACCCATCATGATCGTGGCTAGTTCTACATCGGCGCTGGGGACAACGGTCAATTGGTCGGTGTAGCCAGACTCTTGACGTCTACGAAAAATGAAGTTGTTGGCGCTGTTAGCACACTGAGTTAAGAAAGCCGTTTCGTCGACACCAGCCAATGCAATTCCTAGCCAGGTGCCAATTTGTGTGCCAGTAATCCACGTGCAAGTTTCGGTAAAAGTAAGGGTGCCAGGTGGGATTGCGGCGCTTCGGTTTAAGTCATCGCCTG